CAGAGAATGCCGTCAAAAAGGTGTTTTCTATCCTTGGAGTTGATGTAGATAAACCAGAGTCCGTAGAAGAGTTCAGGGAGGATTTACGATTCGGCAGGAAGATGCGAAAGATTGCCGATCATGGAACGCTGGCTTTCTTTGGTGTGGTGGCTGCCGCATTCGCCGCAGCTGTCTGGGCCGGGATTGTCTCGCACTTTAAGAACTGATGTCTGCCAAGGGAACTCGCAAGCTCAGCCGCCCACGCCTGGGAATCAGCGGCCTAACCGTAGAACAGGAGGCGTATTGCCGTGGGCGCGTGATGGGCATGTCCATTGAGGAAGCCATCACAGCCGCTGGATGCAAAATCAGTGTCAGTACAGCCAGAAGATGGGAGTCACCGAACAGCGGCAACAAGCTGGTACGCGACCGCATCAACGAACTGGCAGCCATCGCCCAGAATAACGCAATAATCAAGTCTGGGCTGGATCGTGAGTGGGTAATCTCGCGTTACATGAAGATTGTCGAGCGCTGCATGCAGGCCGAGCCTGTGATGAAGATGATCGACGGCGAACTGCGCGAAACAGGTGAATATAAATTCGACGCGCACGGGGCAAATACAGCATTGCGTGCACTTGGCGACGCGCTTGGCCTGTTCAAACCGGTGGATAAAAAACCGGAGGATGAATATGAGCACCTGTCAGACGAAGACATTACCAGAATCGCTAAAGAACTTGCCGCCCAAACTGGCCTATTTGAAGCTGATGCAGGAACTCAAGCGACGGCAGGATACAAACAAACTATCGAGGTACAGACCTTACCCAAAGCAGATCGAATTTCATAACGCAGGAGCTACGCACCGCGAACGACTGTTTCGCGCAGGCAATCAGCTAGGAAAAACCTGGTCATCTGCCTATGAGATAGCTTTTCACCTCACCGGAAAATACCCTGACTGGTGGAAAGGTAAGCGGTGGGCGCGTGGCACCACCGGATGGGCGATTGGCGAGTCGATGGAATCTACCCGCGACACGTTGCAGCGATTGCTGCTTGGACGCCCAGGCGAGTGGGGCACAGGAACCATCCCAAAGGCAACTATTATCGAAATCAGGAGGGCGCAAGGGATTGCCGATTCGGTCGATTGCATATTTGTGCGCCATGTGTCTGGAGGCGTGTCGCGCCTGTATTTCAAGTCATACGAAAAGGGTAGATCAAAGCTCCAGGGCGAGACGTTAGACTTCGCCGCGATGGACGAGGAACCGCCGCTTGACATATACACCGAGGTATTGACGCGCACCAACGCGACCAAAGGGATTGTCTGGATTACATTCACGCCGCTGCTTGGCATGTCTGAGGTGGTGCGTATGTTCCTGCAAAACCCGACGCCTGACCGATCAGACACTAACATGACCATAGACGACGTTGGGCACTATACCAAGGAGGAACGCGACCGCATCGTCTCAAGCTACCCTGAGCACGAGCGCGAGGCACGAGCTAAGGGGATTCCTATCCTCGGAAGTGGACGGGTGTTCCCGATTGCTGAATCTGCCATCACCGTCGAACCGTTCCCGTTGCCTGACTCATGGCCTCGCATCGCTGGCACGGATTTCGGATGGGATCATCCAGCCGCAACCGTATGGCTGGCATGGGATCGAGATACGGATACTATCTACGTCTATGACGCCGTGCGGGTACGCGAATCAACGCCAGCATCCCAGGCACCGTACATTCTGTCGCGCGGCGCATGGATTCCTATGGCATGGCCGCATGATGGATTACAGCACGAGAAGGGGTCTGGATTTCAGTTGGCACAGCAGTATCGGGACGCAGGCGTCAATATGCTGCACGAAATGGCGCAGTTCCCGGAAACAGGAGACGAGAACGGCAACAAGGTAAGCCGCGTGTCAGTTGAGGCAGGCGTGTTGGGCATGCTGGAGCGCATGAAGGCCGGTAGGTTCAAGGTGTTTTCGAACCTGAACGAATGGTTCGATGAATTTCGTCTGTACCACCGCAAGGACGGGAAGATCGTTAAGCTACATGACGATTTGATGGCCGCCACGCGCTACGCCTACATGATGTTGCGCTATGCCGAAGTTCCGCCTAATCCGCAGAAGTTTCTAATCAATCCACGGAGAGAATATGATTGGCGTGCAGGATGATTAATCCGTCGAATTGCTGCACTGCACCAATAATAACATAAGCATGACAGGACGATATTCTTATGTCAATAGGCGACATCCAACTAAATAACGAGGCGATTGACCGCGATTACGCGGGCTATCCAGGCTCCATCGCGATGAAATTTAGCTTACAGCGAAATGTCGTCATTGGCGAAGCACCGACAGATGCCGCAGATTCAAACGCTATCCAGGACGATCTGGAGAACACAGCACTGCCACGATCCAAGGTCGAGGCGTTCCTGAACGAGATCAAGCAACAACCACACTGGCGTCGCGAAGCAGATCGGGCCGCTGACTACTACGACGGCAATCAGCTCTCCCCTGAAACCGTCGAACGCCTCAAGGAGCGCGGCCAGCCGCCGCTGATCGCCAACCTCATCAAGCCGACCATCGACACCATCCTTGGCATGGAAGCCAAGACGCGAACCGATTGGCGCGTTCGCCCAGAGGATGACGAGGAATGCAACGACGAACTTGCCGAGGCGCTGTCTATCAAGCTAAAACATGCCGAGATCGAATCACGTGCCGACCGCGCCATATCTGACGCCTACGCCGCTCAGTGCAAGACGGGGCTAGGTTGGGTGGAAGTGTCCCGCGAGCATGACCCATTCAAGTGCCCGTACCGCGTCAAGTACGTGCATCGCCGTGAAATCTTCTGGGACTGGCGGGCCGAGCAGCCAGACCTGTCCGACGCCAGCTATCTGGTGCGCCGCCGATGGCTAGAACTTGAGCATGCCATTGCGCTGATGCCACAGTACGCAACATTGTTCCGCATGACCACTAGCGGATGGGCTGGATTTGACCCACTTCTGGAACAGGACTCGCGCCTGGTGCAGTCGTGGGAGATTGAGCGCGACACCAGCATTGCCGCAGCAGATTGGCGCGACATTCAGCGTATGCGCATTTGTCTGTACGAAATCTGGTACCGCAAGTGGGTACGAGGCTACGTCATGACGCTGCCAAACGGCAAGACCATGGAGGTAGATTTCAACAACCAGCTCCACAATGAGGCCATTATCTCCGGGTACGCCAAGGTTAAGCAGGCAACATTCCAGAAGGTGCGCATTGCGTGGTACACCGGACCGCACTTCCTATACGACGTGCCAAGTCCGTACAAACACAACCAGTTTCCATACGTGCCGTTCTTTGGATACCGAGAAGATCTGACCAACGTGCCATACGGCCTGATCAGGGCAATGATCTCACCGCAGGACGAAATCAACGCCCGCAAGTCAAAGATGCTGTGGAGCCTGAACAGCAGGCGCGTGGTTACAGATTCAGATGCCGTGCTAGACCATGGCAAGACCGCCGAAGAAATCGCCCGCCCTGACGCTTATATCATCCTCAATGCCAACCGCAAGCCGACCAGCACTTTCCGGGTCGATCCGGGTGGCGAACTGGCTGCGCAGCAGTTCCAAGTGATGCAAGAAAGCAAGCAGGAGATCGCAGAGGCATCAGGCGTCCACAAGGTCATGATGGGCCAGAACAGTAACGCATCATCAGGATTTGCAATTAACTCGCTGGTGGAGCAGGGCTTGAACACCCTGGCAGAAATTAACGACAACTACCGCTATTCACGCCGCTTGGTTGGCGAAATGCTGTTCGAGTTGGTCAAGGATGATCTTATGAAATGCCAGACCCGCGTGGTAGTTGGAGAAGGCAACAAGAAGAAGGTCATTTATCTGAACCAACCGGCCATAGACGAGCAAACAGGCCAACAGTTCATCAAGAACGACGTGGCAAAAGTCAAGGCCAAGGTGGTGCTCGACGACATCCCGAGCACGCCGACATACCGCATGCAGCAGTTGCAGATGCTTACCGAGATCACCAAGAGCCTGCCGCCGCAGTTGCAGGGATTCGTTGTGGATTTCGTCATCGAGGCGACCGACATACCAGGACGGCACAAGCTGGCCGAGCGACTGCGTGCAGCCGTCGGCATCCAAGACCAAGAGCAGCAGCAGGCCGCAGCACAGGAACATGCCAAAGCACAGCAGCAGGCGCAGGAACAGCAGCAAAAGCTATTTGTACTCGACGCTGCCGAGCGTGCCGCACGTATTCGTAAGCTCAACGCGGAGGCGGATCGATTAAGTCGAATTGACAAAGTTTGAGCAAAATGCTTGTACCTGTAAGGCCGTTTTCTCCCCGTCATGGGTTATTGGCACGACCGATCAGGATTTCCGCAAACCAACGCGATACGTGGAGTGAAGCTAAATGGGCATCGAGATTGATCTGAATAACCTTTCCGACAACCCAGAGGAATTGCAAAAGGTCTTTGAGCAGCTTGAGGCCGGTGAAGAACCGACCGCAGCAGCGCCCAAGGAACCAGAGCAAGAACCAAAGGAGCCGGAGAAGGAACAGAGCAACGACGATCCGGCAAACAAGGAACCACAGAAGGCCGAGCAGGTCTTGTCTGACAATGAGGATAACGCCGCTGGTGTCGCTACTAAGGACGGAAAGCACATCATTCCGTATTCGGTACTCAAGAGCGAGCGCGACCGTGCATCGCGGGCCGAACAAATCGCCCGTGAAGCACAGGAGCGATTGGCCGCACTTGAGGCGCAGTTGAAGGCAAGCAATCAAGGGGCGAACAACGGTGAAGGCGCCCGCACCGACATGCAACAGCCAACTGTAAGCGATCTATCAGCCGAAGACCTTGAAGTGCTGAAAGATGATTTTCCGACCGTCTATAAGGCGGTGATGGCGTCTATGGCAGCAACCAAGGCGCTGGAAAGCAAATTGCAGCCGATTGAGGAAAGCGTGCGCAGTACAGAAGTTGAGCGTGAACAATCCGCCATTAACGCGGTGCAGGACGCGATTGACTCTGTGCCAAAGCTTGCGTACATCCAGGCGACCAACAAGGACGCTTTTGAACTGGCAAAACAGTTCGATGCAACCTTGCGGGCACAAAGCGCCTGGGCAAGCAAGCCTCTGACGGAACGCTTTGCCAAGGTCGCTGAGATGGTAGAAAGCGCCATAGGGCCGATTTATTTGCCGGGTGACAAGAAGGCTTCACAAAGCGCCGAGGATTTTGCAAAGGCAGCGAAGGCCAAGGCTGAACAATACGCCAAGGCCGGGCGGACGAATGTGCCGACATCCCTTTCAGAGTTCCCGGCAGGTCAGCATGCAGCGCAGGACGAACTAGAGGCTATTGAACAGCTAACGCATCAGCAATTGGCCGAAAAGTTCTCCAGCATGAGTGCCGATCAAATGGATGCGTATTTCCGATCACTTTGATAAGTAACAAGGGCACAAAAAATGTCTACCAATATCCCAATCGGCTCCGCCCTTGCGCGGAAAATCTACTCGGTGGGCCTGTTCACCCGTGTGCAACACTCACCCGGTTTCATGAACCTGATCTCCGGTGAAATGCCGAAGGAAGGTTCATTCGCCTCCAAGACCAAGGGCCAGACCTCACCTGACTACCCCATCGTCAAGGCCGGTGATCTTGCCAAGGGTGCTGGCGATACCGTCTCAATCGACCTGTTCAACATCCTGCAAGGCAAGCCGGTGATGGGCGACAAGCGCATCGAAGGCCGCATGATGCAGCTCACATACTCCAGCATGGACGTGCGCATCGACCAGGTACGCGGCGGTGCTGACTCCGGTGGTCGCATGACCCAGAAACGCACTGTGCACAACCTGCGCAATATCTCCATGGCTGGCCTCCAGGCATGGATGCAGCGTCTGGAAGATCAGACCGCCCTGGTTCATCTGGCCGGTGCCCGTGGTTCACAGCAGACCTCAGATTGGGTGGTGCCGCTGCAATCCGATGCTGATTTTGGCGAGATCATGGTCAATCCCGTCAAGGCACCGACCAAGAACCGCTACTTCGCGGCCAACGACGCCACCAGTCCGGCAGACATTGGCACCAACGACGCGCTGACATTGCAGGACATCGACCGCATCGTGGCCCAATTGCGTGAATCTCCCGTAGTCATGCAGTCGGTCAAGGTCAAGGGCGACGAACGCGCATGGAACGACCCACTGTGGGTAATGTTCGTCACCGAGCGCCAGTGGCTATACCTGCAAAGCCGTACCAGCCAGACCACCTGGCGGCAAGCCGTGCAGTACGCATTCGAGCGCAAGAGCGGCGGCATCAAGCATCCGCTTTTCGATGCCTACGAGACGATCATGTGGAACGGCGTGCTCATCAAGCGCATGAACCGCTACGCGATCCGCTTCGCGGCTGGCGACAACGTGGTGATTGATACTGGAGGCGCTGATGGTCTGACCTACACCGAAAGTACGGTGAAGACTGCGCAACCAGTGGATCGAGCCATCATCGTGGGTGCGCAGGCGCTGGCAAAAGCATACGGCAAGTCGGCCTCAGATTACTTCTACGACTGGTCGGAGAAGGAAGTCGATCACGGCAATAGTATCGAAACCGTGGTTTCCAGTATGACCGGTTCAGCCAAGATTCGCTTCAAGATCGACGGCGCTGATACCGACTTTGGCGTGGCTGTTGTTGACAGCTACGCGCCCGATCCTGCATCAGCGGAAGGCCGCGCCCTGCTTGGCTCCTAACGGAATCTTGCTGATTAATTATTAACGGGGGCTTAGGCCCCCATTTCTGAAAAGGAAACTGAGATGGCTACCATCAATGCACCAACCATTAATGATGTTCAGTACAGCGGCGATTGCCCGCTTGCCAACGCCCACGGCCAAGTTGAACTGATGTCTGCGCAAATTGGCGACAAGGTACGATTGGTCAAGCTCTATGCTGGAACTAAGGTCCATGACATGCGTGCCGTGTTCGATGCCCTTGGCGCAACAGGCGCAGTGCTCGACATCGGTTTTGAGTACGTCAATGGCGAGGTTGGCGGCAGCGCTGATGCGTTTTTCAATGACATTAACGTCACGGCAGCCGGTAGTGTTCGCGGGGCTTTCGCGCCCGTCACCCTGGCCTACGACGCCTACATCATCGCCACCGTTGGAGGAGCAGCGCAGACCGGCAGACTAGACGTTGTGACGACCTTCGAGTTCAAAGGCAAGTAATTGCCAATAAATCGACATTAACGCACGTGCAGCTCATCCAATTGGGCTGCTCGCGTTTTTGTTGAACACATGGAGAATGCAATGTCAAACCTAGTACCAATCGTCTATGTTGGCAACAAGCCGCACGCCTTCGACAATATCGCGCACTCAGGCAAAAGCTGGAAAGGCTATGGCGATGTTCAGGAAGTCACCGTATCCCAGGCAAAGCTGTTGCTGAAGCACCCAGACCAGTGGGCGCTTGCCAATGAAGCCTACCGCGCGGCCGTCGAAGCCACGGTATCAATCGAAAGCAAAGACGAATACGGCGATACTGTGACCATCTACCAGGACGACTTGAAGAAGCCGCTGGAGAAGATGAGCAAGGCCGAGCTTGTCGCACTTGCCAAGCAATCGTTTGACAAGGAGCTTGAACCTGCCATGAGCAAGAAAACCATGATCGACCAGATCGAGGAATGGCAGAACGAGCTTGGCGACTGAGTCGAATAGCTAACCTCATTTCATAATCAGCCGAAACACCTGGGAAACAGCCTTGGCAAACGTCAAGTATTCCGAACTGCTGGACGAAGTGCTGCCGTATCTGGCTGCCGATCCGTCTGACCCGGTGACTGAGAATGCAATCAAGCGTTCAGTAATCGAGTTTTGCTCCAGTTCGTGGATATGGAAGTATCTGCCAGACCCGATTGACGTTGTTTCAGGTGAAAACGCATATGACCTGGAACCACCACCAGGCACGGATGTCACCACGGTGCTTTCCGCAGAGCTTGACGGTATGCCGTTGGAGCCGAAGGACATTCCATGGCTGGACCGGGAAATTCCGCGCTGGCGTACTGTGTCAGCACGACCCAAGTATTTTACGCAGGTCGATACCGAGCAGGTAATTCTGGCAGCTCTACCGGATGCCAACATCACGGCAGGACTGACGCTAACACTGGCTTTGCAGCCGTCTCAGGCCGCCACCAGTTTCCCGAAATGGATATTCAATCAGTACATATACGTGCTGGTCGATGGTGCGCTTGCCAAGCTGATGATGATGCCGAACAAGCCATGGACTGACATTCAGAACGGCGCTGACCGACGCACAAAGTTCGAGGCCGGTATTGCGAACGCCCGCGCTTCCTCCGTGTCGGCATTGGGCAGAGCACCTCAGCGCGTCACCGCGAAACATTAAGGAGATTAATTTATGTCAACTATCGCGGCTCAATCAGTAGTTGATAAGGCTCAAGTAATTTTGCAGGACACAACAGGCGTTCGCTGGCCTGATTCAGAGTTGCTTGGTTGGCTCAACGACGGACAGCGCGAAATTGTGCTGTATAAGCCAAACGCATTTATCAAGAACATGTCAGTACGCTTGGTTGGAGGCACAAAGCAAAGCCTTCCTGCTGATGGGGTACAGTTGATCGACGTGGTGCGAAACATGGGAACCAACGGCACTACGCCTGGACGTGCCGTCCGCATCACGATGCGAGAAGTTCTTGATTCGCAGATTCCTGACTGGCATTCAGAAACACCAAGTTCAGTTGTAAAGCACTACGTCTACTCCGTACTCGATCCAAAGAACTTCTACGTCTATCCGCCACAGCCAGCGGCAGGGCAGGGATATGTTGAGCTTGTCTATGGCGCTTCTCCGACAGATGCCAATCTGAACGGGCCGATCACGCTGGACGACATTTACCAGAACGTGCTGGTCGATTACATCCTGTACCGTGCATATAGCAAGGATACCGAATATGCCGCTGACCAGAACCGGGCTGCGGCACACCAGACCGCATATATCTCTGCGCTTACCGGAAAGACAAAGGTGGAAGTTGGGGCAAACCCAAATTCAATGGCTCCGGCCAATCCCAACGTAACGCCTAACACCCGCTAACTGAAAGGAGCATCGAAATGGGAGCTTTTAGCAATTACCTAGAAGAAAAGATCGTTGAGCACTTCTTGCGCAACAACGCGATCACACCACCGACTACGATCTATGTGGCGCTGTTCGAATCAGACCCAGGAGAGGCCAACGGCGGTACCGAGACATCCTACACAGGATATGCTCGGCAGCCTTCTACGTGGACGGCACTGGACGCCAACGGCCAGACCAAGAACGTTAGCGCCTTGACTTTCCCGGCCAACGGCAACGCAGCGGCCAGCGTAACCATTACGCACCTGGCTCTGTACGACGCGGCCACAGCAGGCAACCGCCTGTTCTACGCTCAACTATCAGCATCCAAAACGCTTTCGCCTGGTGACGTGCTTTCGTTCGCAGCCAACGCAATCGTCTTTGGTCTTGACTAAAA